TAATGACAGCAGGTCCTGCCTTAGCTAAGAATCATATCGCAGGTTATAACTGTGCTTACCTTAGTGTTGACCATCCTAAAGCATTTGATGAATGTCTATTCATTCTTATGCACGGTACTGGTGTTGGCTTTAGTGTAGAGCGACAGCAGATAAACAAACTACCTGAGGTACCAGAAGAGTTAGTAGATGTAGAGGATGTTATTGTTGTACAAGATAGTAAGGAAGGATGGCAGTCTGCTTTCCGTAAGCTTATCACTTACTTGTATGATGGTGAGATGCCTAAGTGGGACTTCTCTAAGGTTAGACCTAAGGGTTCAAGACTAGCTACCTTTGGTGGTAGAGCATCAGGACCTGAGCCATTACTAGACTTGTTTAACTTTGCTACTAACCTGTTTAAAGATGCAGTAGGTCGTAAGCTAACTAGCTATGAGTGTCACCGTATGATGTGTAAGATTGCAGAGGTTGTAGTTGTAGGTGGTGTACGTAGGTCTGCACTTATCTCTTTGTCTAACCTAACTGATGAACGCATGCGTAATGCTAAGTCCGGTCAATGGTGGTCTGATACCCCTGAGATGGCACTAAGTAACAACAGTGTATGCTACACAGAGAAGCCTGACATTGGTATCTTCATGAAGGAGTGGACTTCTTTATATGAATCTAAGTCAGGTGAGCGTGGTATCTTCAACAGGGAAGCAGCTATCAAACAAGTAGAGTCTATAGGTAGACGTGACACTGACCACCTGTTTGGTTGTAACCCTTGTAGTGAAATCATTCTTAGAGATGGACAGTTCTGTAACTTGACTGAGGTTGTAGTCAGAGCAGAAGATAAACAGAAAGACATCATGCGTAAGGTTAGACTAGCTAGTATTCTTGGTACGTTCCAAGCATCACTGACTAACATCAAACGTCTACGTCCTAAGTGGGTACACAATACAGAAGAGGAAGCATTACTAGGTGTGTCATTGACTGGCATCATGGACAATGAGTTCATGAATGGTAGTAGCACAGACAGAGGATACTACGGTAAGAAAAGCCTACCTGATTTCTTAACGGAACTAAAGAAAGAAACTGTTAAGACTAACGAGCATTGGTCAGAGTTACTAGGTATTCAACAAGCTACTGCAACTACTGCTATTAAACCTAGTGGTACAGTCAGTCAGCTAGTAGATAGTGCCAGTGGTATACACACTAGACATAGTGATTACTATATCCGTAGAGTTAGAGCAGATGCTAAGGACCCAATAGCACAGCTAATGGAGGACCAAGGTATACCTGCTGAAGCTGACGTCATGAAACCTAACAGTGTGAAAGTATTCTCCTTCCCTATGAAAGCTCCTAAGGGTGCAGTAACTAGGAACGAGAGGACTGCTATTGAACAACTAGAGCTATGGCTTATGTATCAAAGATACTACTGTGAGCACAAGCCTAGTGTAACCATTAGTGTTAGAGAACATGAGTGGATGGATGTAGGTGCGTGGGTATACAAACACTTTGATGAAGTGTCCGGTGTATCTTTCCTACCTCACTCTGACCACACATATCAACAAGCTCCGTATGAAGAGTGTGATAGAAAGACTCATGATGAACTAGCTTGGAAGATGCCTAGCGAAGTTAACTGGGATTTGATTAGCGAGTATGAGTTGACTGACCAAACTGTCAGCACTAAAACCCTAGCCTGTACTGGTAGTGTATGTGAACTTGTTGACTTAGTAGAAGAAGAGAGGGATATAGAATGATAGAAACAGCCTTACTTATTTTAGCTTTACAACTTTTAATAATTAAATTGGGAGAATAATATGTGGTATAATAAAGGAGTAACACCAAAGAAACTATTTAACTTAGCATTGCTAGGGGTAAGTAGTGTATCAGCAGTGTCGTTGGTATATGTTGTTATGTTTCTTGATGCTCTGAGAATGAGCGGATAGTATATGTTAAACTTAAAAGGAGTAGTTATGAAAGATATGATTAACCAAGTTCTTGAGAACAAATCGCTTACTGTGTTTCTAGGTGTAGTGATTGTTGCATTGGTATTCGGTTGGCTTGGTGCCCCGGCTAGTGCATAGAATGTTTAACAGGGGTCTTGTTCAAATGGATAAGACCTCTTTACTCTACTTAAAATTAAGGAAACAATATGCCTTTAAACGACAGCAACGACATAAAAGAATTAAAGAAGTTTGACATTGACTTGTCATTCGGACAGCAATGGGAGCAGTATATTGATGATATGTTCTCAGGTGCCAAGACATGTGAAGTAAAAACTGAGCGTGACAAGTGGGCACAGACAGGTAACATCTGTATAGAGAGTGAAAGTTATGGTAAGCCTAGCGGAATCGCAGCAACTGAAGCTGACCTATGGGTACATAACTTAACTGTCGATAACCAATTGGTTTGTAGTCTTGTGTTTCCAGTCGACAAGCTAAAAGAAATACTACCTAAGCTACCTCAAAGAAGTGTGATGGGTGGTGACAACAACGCAAGTAAGTTACAGCTAGTGAACCTAGTTAAACTTATAGAAACTCTGAAGGGTTTGTAAACAATCCTTTAAACTTATCAAAATCTTCTGCTGATTTTAATCTCCTATCCATGTGAGGTTTACTAGGACGCTCATATTCTTGAGAAAAAGTTTTAGTAATGTCAGCAGTAGACCCTTCCTCAAAAGACTTCCGTATCTTCTTCCTGCTCTTCCCTCCAATATCTAACGCACCAGTAAACATTCCTTCTGCGTCATACTTATCATTGTATATAGAGTCAGCAACAAATCTAATCTGTGATTCAGGACTGTCAGTTAGTTCACTTTGTTCTAGCCATTTAAGATATGGTTTCTTTTGTGAGTCAAACTGGAACAATCCATAGCCATTCCCATTTTCCTGTTGTTGTTGATAGTCAAAGGTACCCCCTGTTTCAACATCAATGTTGCCTAGAATAGCAGATATGGCACTCTCAGGGAAGTATTTAGTTAGTATGCTTGCTATGTTTAAAGCGTTATCCATTAGTCCTCACCTCTAGTTAAAGCTATAGCTCCTCCACCAACAACTCCTATCTTAGCTAGGTATTTCATCCAGTCTTTCATAGTTAAATCTTCAAACTTAATATTCAAATCCTGTATATCTCTTGCTACTTTTGTTTGAGCTACTGATAAAGTACCTGCTCTATAGTTGTTCATTAAATCTTTATAAGCATCACTATATTTAGTACCTCTTTCTGAAGCTTCTCTTGGTATGATAGCTTCTACTCTAGCCATCTTTTCTTCCTCTAATCTTTCAGGTCTTAACTGTTCTTTTCTCTCATCACTTTGTTTATTCTTTCTTGGTTGCTTCTGTGCAACTTTTGCCTTAGCACCCATACGCATAAGAGTTTCTTCTACCTTTGCTTTATATTTAGCAGGACTAAGGTTTCCTTTATTAACATACATGTTAGCAACCTTAGGAAGAGATAACGTCATAGCATTATCACCTGATGGCATAGCCATACCTGCTATGTCATTGATATCACTTAACATTGACCCTCTTGTTCCATCAACCTCAAGAAAATTCATTACATTAACACCGCCTAAAGAATAGTCACTGCTTTTAAAACTGTCATCAAACCATATAGCACCATCCCTGACTTCCCATGAGCCACCTACTCCTATTTGCTTAGGCTCTTTTACCTCAATACGATTACCATTCTTATCTTTTCTAAACTTAGGCAGTCCTGCTTTATTCTTTACGGTTTCTTGAGTAACCCACTTAGGATTTGTTTCTAATTCTTTACGAATATATTTAGCCATGTCGTCTACGTTATCAAACAAACTATCTTTTTGTTGTAGTATTTTAGCAATCGCCCTCATTCTTGAACCCTTACCCATTTCAAAAACCAAATTACCTGAAGCATCAGAAGCAGCGTCTTGTCTAACATAATATTGTAAAGGTTTTCCTTTTGGAATAGCAGGGTCATTAACCTTTAAAATTTTATCAAGCATGGTTTTCATTCTACCCTCACCAAACTTACCCTCTGTTTCCCAACCTTTAAAATTCTTTATCTTAACAAAATCTTCTACATTTATATTACCGTTAGCATCTATTAACATGCCATTACCTAGAAAATTCTCTGGTAACATTTCATCTAGTATAGGATTTGGAACCCCTTGTTGTTTGTTAGCAAGTGTTTGATATAACATTTGACCTGCTATGGTTTTGCTTGGTCCTTTCTCTTGGTCAGTATATTCTTTTTTTAATTTCTTTTCTTCATTCGTTAGTTCTTTAGATGGTCTAAACACATCATCAGCTTTCATATCACTGCGTATCATGTCTAGTTTATCTAGTTGATTACTTACTTGTGTCTGAGTCCTATCACTAATGCCTGTAGTTTCACGCATCTTTAATAACCTAGGGTCAAGCTGTTCTCTTCCTGCAGAGTAACCAGTCTTTAACATACCTATACCCATTCCTAATCCTTGTTTAATAGGATTAGTTGAATAAAATAATCCAGCACCTAAATCGTTTTGTGCATTGCCTGCCAAAGAACGAGCAACAGGAGCACCTACCTCAGTATCTAATACTTTAAATAATCCTTTTGCTACACCTTTTATAATAGGACCTAATGCCATATTACATTCCTAAGTTATAGTAAGCTTCTAACATTTCTTTTCTGTCAGCATCATCAGGTATCTGTCTTACAGCCTGTCTTAATTCTGACTCATCTAAATCTCTTAGCTGTGCTATCATCTCTTCACTAGGAGCTGCTTGCCCTGCTATTGATTTTAAATAATCTTCACGCTTATCTTGTTCACCTAAGTATTTAAAAGAATCATCATAATTCCAAGAAAAATTAGGGTGGTCTATATCATTGTCAAACATTCCAGCCATTACTGGTCCCTCCATTCATTAAACACCATTCCTTTACCCGGTAGATTTGGTGACATCCTTTCTATAATAGACAAGATATCAGCGTTAGCTAAGTCCTCTGCTGTATAAGCAATGTCTGAGAAGGTAGGTCCTGTAACAGCAGACCATGCTCCTCCCGGTCCTCTAGTAGCTACTTGTTGCATTGTGTCAAACCACAATCCTGCACCTCCGGCATTACCTATACCAGAAATTAATAGCTCTAAAGCAGTTCTATTTTGTTCTATTTCTTTTCCTGATACCAAAGCTCTTGCTAACTCTGCTTGATTACCTGCTATACCTGCAGCAGCTAAGTAAGCTAGTAATGGTTTAGGATTTTTATTTATAAATAACTCATCAGCTACCTGTCGTTTAAGAAACCTAGCTTGGTAAAACATAAACGATTTAAACTTAGTCATTAATTTAAACCAAGGCTTCTGCCAACTAACTGGTAAATTAAAAGACTCACCTGAAAAGTTAACATGCTTGTTAAACATATGCCCACTAATAGCATAATCTCTTGCTGTCAAATCTCCTTTAAGTGGGTCCATAATACCTAGCTGTTTCATTTCTTTTTGCAGCATTAAACTTTTTTTGGAGTTTCCTTTTCCTTGTAAAACTAATCTTTGTAACTTAGCATTTAAACTACCTACATGTCCATGAGCCATGATAGCTGCTGCTCGTCTGTTCATTTGCTCAACACCTAAGAAACCAGTAGCTCTAAGAAACGCAGTAGGCTCATTCAAATATTTTAATGGTCCTTTAAATTCTCTTTCTACTATTCTAGCGTGTGGCATATTCTCAGTAGCAATGCGTGATAAATCTATTTCACCTAGTACACCTGCTCTATGTACAACATCCATACTTGCTCTTGTTTTAGCTACTGATTTAACAAGAGCACTCATAGCTTTAAAAGGAGCTGTTACTAAACTTCCTGATTTAGTAAGCATAACAGTACCATTAACAAAAGCTTGAGTAGCGTTAGGTATAGCAGCCAGTCCAAGCTTTAAGTTTTGAAAGGCGTTAACCTTTGCTACTGCTTGTTGTAGCCTAGGATTATCCATCCTTGCTCTAATAGTTTCAGAATATTTAGGGTCGCCTACAGCAGTAAAGTAAACTTCTTGAACATCCTCAGCTTGTCTGCCAAATCCGTTCTCTCTCATTTTTTTAATTGCTTTCTTTACTCTTTCATCATTCTTTCCAAAGCGTTTAGCATACTCATTACGTCTTATAACATCTTCAAAAAACTTTGTCCATCTGTCTAAAGGAGCAGCCATAAAAGAATCAAGCTCTCTTTCTACTTCAGGTTTAATTTTTAATTTTCTTTCAAACTCTAAGTGAGTAGAACGCTTAACATCCATTTCTCTATCTGCTTTCCTTCTAAACATAGCTCGTATGTTTTCAGGAGAGAACCTAGAATCTATTACTTCATCTGTTAGTTTTGCTTCTCCAGTTAAATTCATTATAAGATTACGAACTTCTTGTGGCTCTTTACCCCATAACTTATTTAAAAAATTACTAAACTCTTCTGCACCTTTTAAAGTAATTAGCTTCTGCGTGTTCCATACACGAGGTACATACCCTTTGTCATGTTTAAACCTAGCATACTCGCCTTTACTAATAACTCCTGTGTCCCTAGCAATTCTTATCTGGTGCATTTTTTTCTTATTAAGCATAGCTAAGAAATCTTTTTGTGCTTGGTTCTCAGGGATAGCTCTTTGAATTAACTTGTTTAGCTCTCCTAATTCATCTGCGTGTTTAGCTACAAAAGTTTCTAACTCGTTAGCTATTCTTGCTACATTTATATCTGTAGCTGCTTGTGCAGAACTAATTGATTCTGCCATTTGTCTTTGTCCTGAGCGTACAAGAATAGCATCACCTGAATATAACATACGAGTAGCACCTTTACCTAAAGTGTTGTTAACCCAATCGTATGCTCTTTGACCTAGCCTAGAAAAAGATATAGGAATATCAATCTTTTCAATATCTATTATTGTTTCATCAATTAACTCTTCACCTTCTTTAACCATTACTTTTTCTTCAGGTGTAAAGGTGTTATCTATTTTTTCTTGTAAAACCCTAGAGTTTCTAATGTCCATTTGAGCAGCATTAGATGCTGTTCTAACTTCAGGAACACTGTTTAAAACTTCTTCAACTTTCTTAGGTAGTCCTATTCCTTCGTGTGGATTAATAGGTACTGTGTTATTAATTTCTTTAGCAGCAAGAGAAGGAGATTTAGAATACTCAGGTGTCCATTTAGTATCATCAATCTCTTTTAATATTGTAGACTTAGGATTTAATATTGTAGATTTAGGTTGGACATCTGCTGCTATTTTTTCTACAACAGGTTTAGTATCTAACCTTGTACTATATGTAGGTTCTACTTCTCTAAGTATAGTAGAAGCTTCTTCTGCTGTTTGTCCCGGATAGTATATAGCTTCAGTCGCTGGACTTGTATCGTCAGCTACTTGTGCTGCTCTTTGAGCTGCCATTCTTTCTGCGTTTACTTCTTCAGCAGTTTTCTGTGCACCACTAGCTTTAAACTCATCTTTTGTAGAAGGTCCAAATGTACCCTCTTCTGTATTCTTAGGTGTCTTAGGAACATCAAAACTTTTCTCTGCTCCCGGTAAAGCTATAGATTGTTTTGAATCCCACTCTCTATAATTCTTTAACTCTTGTGCTATTTCTTTTTTGTTGTAACCTATTCTTTTTAAATAAATCTTTAAAGACTTTTCATCTTTAACACTTGCAGCC